CTATTGATGATGAAAATATGGCATTGGAACTACATATCGGACAATCAATAGTGGAGTTTTATAAACCTAAATATGAAAGGAAGTAAATATAATGATTAAAAACTTACTTAACTTTTTAGATTATGTTTTATTCTTGGCTATGATGTATTTTTGTTATCTAGGTTTAAAATATGCTCCACAAATAGAGCAATTAATAATTGAATTGAAAGGGGGTGTAATATGAAAGATGAAATAAAAAAACTAATAAATGATGTTTATAAAATGGGTGTATATGCTATGGAAAATAATTATCATCCATCAACTATAAACACATTAACAACAATCGAATTACAATTAAAAAGATTGTTAAATAATGAAGATAAAAAAGGGGGTGTGATATGAAAGTAAAAAAAGCAACAGAAGATCAAGCATTTAAAGAATTTGATGATAATTTTAAAGAAGATTTTTATGATGAATGGAAGTCTTTATCAGATAAAGATTATCAAAAAGAATTTTATTATTGGTGTTCTATGTATGATGATACAAAACACATAAAACAAAGGGGGAATAATGAATAAAAAATTAGTGAACAGAAAAGAAGTTAAACATTGGTTAGGTAATAGTTATGAAGATTGGATACATGATTTAATTTATAGATTAATGAATGAAGAAATTTCAACAGTAGGTATAAGAGTTGAAATAAAACAAATGTATAAAGATTATAAGGGGGAATAATGATTATTAATTTATTTGGTAAACAAATAACAATCAATAATAAAAAATGGAAACAGGATCTACTAGCTTTGAGCTTATACTATAGAACAGAAATAGTATTTTTCTTAGTAGGTTTTATTCTTGGGAGTATTATATTTTAATTAAATAGAAAGGAAAAACAAAATGAAAGTAAAAGAGTTAATAAAACATCTACAAAGTTTAGGTAAAAAAAGACAAAATTATTCTGTTAGAGTAATAGAAGAAACAGATAATGGTGATCCTAATTATTGGATAGATGATATTGAAGTTAGTGATAAAGGTGATAGTGGTTATTTGTATGGGGAAATAAGATTAATTGGTAATGAATAAACAACTAACACAACAAAATTTAAGGGAGTTAGCTTCCATAAAGACAAATGGAAGAACAAGGATTTTAGCAAGATTAACTTTCTTAAATCTTATGAGTGTCAATGGAGTTATGGCAAAGACAATCATAAGAAACTATAAACAAAAACAAGAAAGGGAAAACAATGTACATAGACAAATACAAAGTACAAATCAAAGGTGATAAGTACCATCATAAAACTGATAAAAGAATGAAAGATCAAGTGTTGGCTACTTATCAAAGTGATGATGGTATGAACATTAAAAAGCTAATGAGTGTTATTGAAGAATTAGCTGAGTGCCATGATGCACATCACAATATAAATTTTGATATTACTTTAAATCAATATTCAGAAAACTAATCTTTATTATCAGGGGGTATGTCTGTTACATTATCCCCTGATACATCAATCATATCCGATTGATTATCTTCCCAAGAAATTTTAACTACTGAATCACTTTTAACATCGATCTTTTGTTTTTCAGTAAACAAAGAAGATACTCTGGGAGCTAACCATTTAATATAGTTTTGTTTCTCCCTTAAAAATAGTAGTTCCTCGTTAGACATTTCAGTAGTATCAGATTGAAAGATCGCTAACATCTTTTCAACAAGTGTCTTAATACCTATCTCTTGTGCTTTTAAAAACTGCT